TTGCCGCCAATGGAAGATATGTCACTGTATAATGGTATAAGATGCCTGTTTTGGTTTGTATGTGCAATATTTTGTGTATCTTTGTGCTGATTTTGAGCGGTTTTGCTCGGTTCGCTGGTGTGTGTGTCTGAATTATTTTGCACAATTTGATTTCGCAGCATTTCGCTTTCACCGGTAAGCAACCAATCGGAAGATATATTGAAATTAGATATAATTTTTTGTAATATATCTACCGAAATTTTACTCCCTGAACTCTCCATGTGAGATAAATTCGCTTGTTTTACGCCAATTTTTTGTGAAAATTCAGTTTGAGTTAGTTTTAGAAACTCTCTCAACTCTTTGATCCTAACGCCTATTTTCTCTTTCATGAAAAAAATATTAAAAAAAGATATATAACAGCTCGTGTTATATTAAAATTAGATATATCTTTGCCGCCTAATTCAAAGTATTAATCGCTTGCAAAAATAGAAAAAAATGAAACAGGTTAAAAAAGTGAATCCAAAGTACGGTACCAGTGAAGGTCTGGCAAAGATGTTCAACGTGTCCAGAGAATCAATCAGCAAAGCCTTGAATGGAAAAACCAACAGTGATTTGGCGAAGAAGATACGCCAGGCGGCTATTCATCTTGGCGGGGACGCGATATATACGGAAGTTTAATCAATTAAAATATAGTATTATGAAAAAAACAAGACCAATCATTATCAACGTTGCGAAATTTTTCGATAATATCGTAATCCACGGAGAGATTGCAGAAAACGAGAAAGAGATTGAGCGTAAAATGGAGGAATGTTTATTACGAGTTCTGTATGCTGCACAAAATTACACTACTGACGTAGCTCCTCCAGTACCATCTCGCAATCCCATACAGGATCACCGGTGCGAGAAAGCAGCTCCGAAAGCCCCTCAAAAATCTTCACAAAGCTGCAATAGTTTTCCAGAGACTGAACCTTTCGACATAAATCGTAGGCGAACCCATACGCTTTTATGCCCCTCATTTCGTCAATCTCATCTTTGCAGTAATTATATAGAGTGCGTTCATGGCGAATGCCTAACGCATCGCAAAGAGGGTGTATCATACTGTCGATTTCTTCTTGAACGGAAGAAAGCCGATCGTCAGCAACAGTCGAAAGCAAATCGACTTTCAGACAGATTTTAAAATACATACGTGTAAATTTTAAAGATTAACAGCGCAAAATTATAAAAAATATGCCTCACTTTTGGAAAGACAGCAACGGAGACGAAATTTTGGTGGTAACTTATGAGGAGTTGGTGCCGGAATTTTACAACAGCGAACGCTATTTGAAAAAGAAGCTATCCATTGACCAAAAGCGTGGTTACGGTTTAAGAAGCGCTAAGCGTGGCGGCGGCAGAGGCGAACACGCCACCGCCCTGATAGAGTACGACAGCCTTCCCAATCATATCAAGGAGCAAATTACCGACCCACGAAAAGGTCTGCATATTTTGGAACATTATTGGGAAACCGACCGCGGGGCTGTAAGATTTTACCAGTCATACCGGCTTGAGGACGGCAGAACTATCAGGGAAAGTATTGCCGACAAGTATATTGCCAACGCATCGTTGCTCAATTCAGTAATCAGACTGAGGGACGATCGTGTGAAAGAAATTGTAGGCAAGGGCGGCGTGGTAAAGCATCTGTGGCAAACGCTCCGCAGTGATATAGACAGTTTCGCTCCTGTGTGCAAGACAAAGTTTGCCATGGAGTTTGACCTGCCGGAAAACCATCGCAGGTTAAAAGAAAAAGTTGAAGAGTATGAGAAGCTGAAATCGCAGAGCAAGGAGAAAGGGTACAAGTATCTTGTTACGGAGCATCACACCGCAAAGAATGCGCTGAAAGTTACTGACGATATGTTCGGGCTGTTTGAAAGCATCTTTGCCACACAAGAACACAAGCCGGACATTCAGGAAGTTTACGAAACTTATATTGACTTTTTGGACGGCAAGTGTGAATTGATCAACACCGTAACCGGTGAGGCGTACAACCCTGCCGATTTTGAGGAAGTAAGCTACGGGACATTGCGTAACTGGTTAATGAAGTGGGAGAGTAAAATTGCCACCTACACCAAGCGCGGCGGCAACCGTCAGGAGTTGATAGGGCAGTTTAAGCCGTCTCACAAAATGGATATTGACATACCGGCAGGCTCTCTTTACAGTATTGATGACCGGCAGCCGCCGTTTGTGTATGATGACAATAATAACCGTCCATGGTTTTACCTGGGGTTCGATGTGGGTGCTCATTGCTTTACTGCGTGGGTATGGGGAAAAGACAAAAAGAAGATTGTGCTCGAATTTTACCGCCAGATGGTACGCAATTATCATGAGTGGGGGCTTAACCTGCCGATAGAGTTGGAGTGTGAATCAGCGCTTAACAGCTCTTACCGCAATACGCTACTCAGAGAGGGCAACATGTTTGATTATGTGCGTATTGAGGCAAACAATGCACGTGGCAAGTATATTGAGCGTGTTTTCGGGGAGCTGCGCTATGGCGATGAAAAGAAAATACCGGGGTGGCGTTCACGTCCGCATGCCAAAAAAGAGTCCAATCAGGCGGGACCGGAAAAGTGCCCGATACTTCCTTACGATACTATTGTTACAAGCTGCCTTCAGGATATACAGAACTGGAATAACTCGCCCCATCCAAAACATCCGGAGAAAACACGGTGGGAAATATTTTGCGAAAAGCAAAGCCCCAAAACGCGCCCGATCAATTGGCGCGGCATTATTCCATATTTGGGCTATAGAACGGAAACAAGCTGCAATGCAGGCATTGTGAAATTGCAGGGCAATACGTGGTTACTTGCCGACAGGGGCGAGTATGTTTTTGGCGAAACGCTTATCAATTTGATGAAACAGGCGGAGGGCGAAAAATTAGAGGTGTACTGGCTTGATGATAACGACGGGCAGGTAATAAAGGCGTTTGCCTATATTGGCGACACCTTTATTTGCGAGCTTCTGCCGCAACCGGTATATAAACGCAGCCAGGCCGATCAGACGGAAGATGATATGGCAAAACGCGAAATCATGAGCAAATATGTATCCACTATTGATGCTTACGGCAAAAGGCACAGGCGCGGGATTGAGCGTGTGGAAGTTATCAGCTATGCCCGCCCGATGCTTAACAACAAGTTTCAAATCAGGGGACTGTACCAAAACCGCACCGGTGTAAAGCCGACAGGGACAGAACAGGGTTACGCAGTAGAGATACTGCCCGATGCCGACGAGTTGGAACACGAATTAATCGGCATTTCAACACCGGTAAAACAGGGTTTATATGAAAGATTTTAATAACAGATAAAAACAAAAACAAAAACAGATGAATTTAACTAACGAATTTAAAAGAGAAGTATTGACGGAGTTAATCAACGCCCGTCAAAACTTTGACGGTTCCGATGCCGTATTTGCTCGTCAGTATGGCATGAGCGCCAGTATTTTTTCACGTATCAAAGCCGGCGAAACCGACAGGATACTTGCGGAGGCGCAATGGTTGCAAATTGGGCGCATGCTGGGCGTTACGCTTAACAGGCGCAAGTGGAACGTTGCCCGTACAGATGTGTTCAACATGATAGAGGAGGAGGTGATGTTTTGCAAGAGCCATGCCAAAGCCCGCATGTTTGTGGATGCCTGCGGTATTGGCAAAACATTCACGGCTCGTTATTTGAGCAAAACTGTGAAAAACTGTTTTTATGTAGATGCCTCACAGGCGCGTACAAAAATGGAGTTTATCAAGTTGCTTGCCCGCACGATCGGCGTTCCCGACAGCGGCTACTATGTTGCCATTTTGGAAAATGTAAAGTATTATTTGCACGTGATCCCGCAACCGGTGATTATCATTGACGAAGCCGGCGATTTGGATTATGGCGCTTTTTTGGAATTGAAAGGCTTGTGGAATGCCACCGAAAACGTATGCGGCTGGTACCTTATGGGCGCTGAAGGCTTTAGGGCAAAGGTAGAAAGAGGCATCAAGCGGCAAAGGGTAGGTTTTAAAGAGATATTCAGCCGTTTTTCTGAAAGTTACTCTTTTGCCGTACCGTTCGACAAGATAGAACAAACGGCATTTTACAAAAAACTGATTATGGAGGTATTGAGCGTAAATGCCGAAAACAGGCAGGATATTCCGGCAATCGTAAGCAAGTGTCTTGTTCGCGTGGATGGCAATATCAGCGGTTTAAGACGTGCGGAATCATTACTCATACTTAATTCTATGGCGGTATGAAAAAGCTGAAGGCAGAAGGCAGAAAGCAGAAGGCAGCGGACAAGGAGCGCCTGCCCCGTGCGCGTACCATTGGCAACCTGTATGCTAAAAAATTCAGGGTTATGGAGCTGGACGGAATATGGCGCGATGTGTTTGGCGATATTGAGCAGAGCGGCTGCTGGCTGATATTTGGCAGAGAAAAGAACGGAAAAAGCAGGCTTTCCGCCTTGATGGCAAAAGACCTGTGCAAAAAATACAGGGTATTATTTATATCGGCAGAGGAGGGCGAAAGTAAGAATTTCAGCGATATTTGCAAGTGGGCAGGTCTTACACCGAGCGACCGTAAATTTAAGATATTGGATTATATAAAACTTGAGGAGTTGAAACAGCGGCTGGGTGCTCAAAAGGCACCAAATATTGTTTTTATTGACAATGTTACCTTCTACCACGAGGAGTTGAAAAACGGAGGCGTGCGGGAGTTGTTAAAAGAGTTTAAAAGAACTGTTTTTGTTTTTATCGCTCATGAACAGAGCGGCGAGCCTTATACTTCGACCGCTAAAATGGTAAGTAAACTTGCAACGGCAATTATGCACGTGCGGGGTTTACGGTGCCATATTAGCGGTCGTGTACCGGGCGGCGTCATTGATATTGATGCGGTAAAGGCGAGACTTTATCATGGGAATTAAAAATTAACAATTAAGAGAATGCCAATAAAGCCCGAAAATAGAAAAAGGTACCCAAAAAATTGGGATGATATATCGAAGGAGATAAGGACTGGTCGCGCGGGGAACAAGTGTGAGGCGTGCGGTATTAGAAATTACTCAATCATTAAGCGGCTAAAACATGGAAAATGGCGGAGTTTATCACAACAGGAGTGGGATATGGTACACTCCCGAATCAGAAATTGGCATACATCTATGGCTGAATCTCTGAAATATTACGGTTTCACAAAAATCGTACTAACAGTCGGGCATTTGGATCACACACCCGAAAATAACAATCCTGAAAACCTTAAGGCCATGTGTCAGTATTGCCACAACAAATACGATATGAAACAAAGAATACTGAATAGAAACAAGAAATACATCAACAAAAACCAAATCGAATTATTTTAAAAAAGTTGAATAGTATGAAAACGATTAAAGAAATGGCAAAAGAGTACGCCGAAGAAAGTTGGATTGCAACGGAAGGAGATAAAAAAGCAATAGCTCTGATTTTTACAGAATGCGCAGAGATTATACAAAAATGGATCAGTGTTGAGGATGAACTGCCGCCGCCCGAAACAGCGGTAATTGTAAAGTACGACGAGTCAGAGGAGGGCGAGCCTCCCTATTTTGGTGATTGTGCGTATGCAATTGCCGAAGTATCGTCGGTGACAGGTGAGTGGAGGACGGATTTTCCGATTAGTCATTGGCGGTTGGTTGAATTTAAGAATTAAGAATTAAAAATTAAGAGATTATGAGCCCAAAGAAAAAAGAGGAAATCTACATTGTAAAATTTATGAGTACAGGAGTTGCCGAAACTCCATATAACAAATACTCCAAACAGTACAACAAATTTGCAATCATTAAGAATAATGATGACGGCAGAAGCATTGACGCTATAATTGAAGAATTTAGATTACAAGAAGAGGCAGAAATGCAAAAAGTAAATAGTTGCAAGATTGTTACAAAAGTAGTGTCAGCGGAAAGAATATTAGTGGCACAAATTTTAATATCAAAAAAATAGAATAATGAGAAAAATTGAAGCAGTAATAGAAAATTGTAATGACTGCAGGTATTACAAGAAATACAACAGACCAAACTCTGAATATGAGTTTGCTTATATCTGTATTTTGAAACCTCAATTGTTGTTTATTACAGGCAGTAAGGATACTCACATTCAAGATTTTTCACCCAATTGTCCACTGGAAGATTATATAGAAAAATAGCAGTTATGAAAGCAGTTACTCACAATCCCCGCACTGTGCAACAGAACCGCCACCTGTATTGGCTGTTTGGACAGCTTGGTATTAAGGATAAAGACGCCATTGCCGAAATCGTGTGGGAGCATACGAACCACCGTACACATCACACGGGCGAGTTGCAGTTTATTGAGGCTATGGAGTTGATTAGGAGCCTTGAAAGTTTGTGCAAAAAGCCGCGCCAAACCGCATCTGAAAGAATAGACAGAAGGCCGGAAAATACACCGGAGCGGGCGGAACTTGACCGTAAACGGAAGGGACTTATTAAGGCGATATTCCGATGGTTTGAGTTGCGGGGTGTGAATACAACCATGCAATATGTGAAGGCGGTTGCCTGTCGTGCTGCCGGTGTGGACAATTTTAACGATATATCGCCGGAGGCGCTGACAAGGCTGTATGCGGAGTTTTGCCGAAAACAGAAAGCGGTAGAGGCTATGCAGCCGGATGATTTTGAGTTTTGTATGAATTAGTTAGCTATGAAAGATACTTTTAACAGACAATGGATTATTGATAACAGCCTTGAAATTATCGAACGATACGAAAAGGGGGTGTTAACGCTACGTGCGCTTCATTATCAGCTTGTAAGTATTGGAATGGCAAACACCATTACGCATTACAAGCGTGTTGTTTCTGCAATGATACAAGCGCGGTGGGATGGCTCAGTTGATTTTGATACTTTTAGCGACCACGACCGTGAAATGATTGGCAACACAGATTATAAAGAAACTATCCTGCAAGATGAAATTGCAGAAGGGAAAAAGCAAATAGGGCTTTGGATGCGAAACTATACAAAGAACCGCTGGGAAAATCAGCCTTACTATCCCGAAGTTTTTATTGAAAAGAAAGCACTGCAGGGTGTCTTTCAGTCTGTTTGCCACAGGAAAGATGTTGCCCTTGGAGCCTGCAAGGGATACCCTTCCTTGACTTTTTTAAATGAAGCGACACAACGTTTTATTGCCGCAGAACAGGGTGGTAAAGTACCGGTAATACTTTACTTTGGAGACTACGATCCGAGCGGAGAGGACATTCCACGCGCCATACGGGAAAATATTATCCGCTTGGGGTGCGAAAGTATTGAAGTGCGCCGCATTGCCTTACTGCACGAACAGGTTGTGGTGTGGAATTTACCACATGCACCCGCTAAAGAGGGTGATAGCCGTACCGCCAAGTGGAACGGACTCGGACAGGTAGAGTTGGATGCCGTTAAGCCGGAAAAACTGCAACAAATGTGTGAAGATGCTATTGAAAGTGTTTTTGACAGAAGTTTATACAATGAATTGAATGAGATAGAAAGCAGCGAGAAAGAGGTTTATATTCAAGAGTTGCGGGAATTTGTAAGTAATATTTAGTTATGGAAAAGAGATAAAGTATTAACCAATAAAAATTAAAGTCATGGATATTGAAAATTTAACACAGGAACAGTTAGCCGAATTAGAGGCTAAGATTGAGGCGCGCAGGACGGCTGCCGCCCAAAAAGTAC